AAATTTAACTTTTGATTTCTTTTTTCCGGTTGTAGATAACCAGGGTCCAACGATGTGCATTGTCATATTAAATCTCCCATACTATATTATAACATCTTTTTCAATACTTGTCAAATGCTCGATATTTATGGTGTTTTACCGTTCTACTGTCATACATTGGATCATCTGGCATATCATCCGAAACTAACCAATTACTTACGACTGGTTCGGGTTCGTCTCGTTTGAAGAACCTAGTCAATCTTTCAAAGAGACTGCGGCTTTTTTTGCTTTTGGTTCTTTCTTGAGGACTGGGATAATATCCACGACAGTTTTTGGTTTAGCAGGAGGAAGAATATTTGGAAATGCTTCTCTTACTAAATCTTCTGTTAGTGTTTTATATCTAGTTTCAAGTTTTTTGTCTTTTGCTAAACAAATTACTTCAGACTCTGTCCAATGGATACCTTCAAGCATTTGAACAAATAATTGTTCTTTCTTAATTTTAGATAAGTTAATATTTGGTTGTAGCCAAATATACATACGTCTAAATTCAGCATACAAGTTTGTTTCCGAATATCCAATTGGAATTTTCTCATCTTTCTTGAATGGAGGTTCTCCCTCGGGCAAATCTAACTTAACATCTGGGTTAAAATTGATTTGTAACATACCTTCAAGTTGTGGACTATGGTATGATCTTAAAACTGCAATTTTTTTGTCTTTGCCGTTTGTTTTTTCGATTTCCTCGAAAATTTGTGGTATAGTTGTTCGCATCAGAACTCCTCAATTAATTCCAACATATTCTTCATTTTATGCTCAATGAAAAAGTTCAAAAGCATACTCTTGTTTTTATCAGGCTGACCTGTATAATTATTTATAATGGAATTTTTAATCTCTTCTGGGATGCATGTAAAATCTACTAATTTACGATTGCGTTCAAAACGAGTTTTAAATTCATCATCTTGTGGCATGGATGTCGCATCTTTATACCAAGCTTCTAGTTTTTTAGTTGTAATAGGCTTTTGCCGCTCGCCTGCAACAATACTATCATCTGCAGACAACACATTAGGGACACCGTCACCTTTATCACCTTTAATAGTATGTTCAAAGATATACTGTTTAGGTGACATCTCCGGTTTAACATATTTCTTTTGTACAGGGGAAAATTGTTTGACATTCTTAAACTTTTGAAGTTGAATAAAGTCATGATCGCCAGAAACAATTAAAAACGGTTTAGGATCATCTTCAAATACTCCGCCACCGGCAAAGTCATTCGTTTGAGACCACTCTGCTAATACTGCAATAACGTCATCTGCTTCTGCACCATCGACGTTAACAACCTTGTAAGGGAAAAACTTATCAATCTCATTACGAATAAGATCAAGAGCTTCAAAGATTGTTTTCCAATCTAGACCAGAATCCTCACGAGCTTTTTTGCGGCCAGCTTTGTAATATTGGAATTCTTGTCTCCTCCAATAATTTCTATTGTCTACGGCAATAACCAGTTGCCCATATTCTTTTCCGAATTTTTGTTTGTAACCTCGAATTGAATTTAAAATCATGTGACGCAATAGTGGTACTTGAATTTCAATATCTTTTCTACCGCCAATTTCTGCCATCAAATTTGAAATAGCCGTTTGGCTGTAATCAACAACAATCATAATATATCTTTCTGTTTAAGTTGCGAGGTTAGTATCAGTATAAGGTTTTCCGGTAATGCCATCTAACGCACCATCGAGTTGCTGTTTTTGCATATATGCAGCATAAGGAGTTAGAACTTCTTTTACTGAAGGTCTTAGTGTTGCGTTTAACAATGTATTACTACATCCTGTTAGTAAGTTAAAAACAACATAGTTTATGTATGATTCTACTGCTCTTTTAATTGCAAGTTTATTAATCTTGCCAGTTACCGTAGTATTGAAAGTATTAACTGTTGATTGTAAATTTCCAAGCGCATTAATTAAACCTGCTCCGCCAGTGTTTGTTAGTACTGCTTGAGTCAATGCAATCTTTGCGGTATTAATAATTGCGCCAGATTTAAATCCATCTACAAGAACTTGAAGATCCACGTCTGGCACATCACCTGCCGGACTACATCCATCTCCTAATAAATCTGCAAGTGTGCATCCGCCAAATGGTTTACCATCTTCGGGATCAGCTTGCCCCGACAATCTATCACTATGAGTTTTGAAATTTATCATTTCAGTTTTCAAACTATTTAAATATGCAAACTCTGCTTCATTGCCTGATGTTGCTACAGGTCCTGCGCCTAAATCTTCTGAAATTTGAGCAAGTCTTGAATTAATTTGAGCAATTGTTTCAGTTGTAACAGTTCCTACTGGATTATAGAAAAACTGATTAGCCATTTGTTGCATAGCATTTACGTCACCCGATATTCCATTTAATGTAGTAGTTACTTGATCGATAAATGCTTTGATTTGAGCAAGCTCCGAAGGAATAAGTCCGCGTGTTGATACTTGTTTCATGCCCTGAGATAACTGGGTATAAACTTGTTGTAATGGACTGCCACCAATCTGTGCAAGAACAATTTTAATTAATTGACAATACGATAACTTTAACGCCATTTGAAACCTTATTTAATAACTCTAAGGATTAGAGTATCAGCATTCATTCTGCCATTTGCGGGCGATGCTTTAGAATTTACACTATCCATATACTTTCTTAATTGTACTTTTGTAGCGCCCATCAAATCTTTAAGTTGATCTGCGGGTTTACGCAAAGTCTTTTGGCAACCCATTTCTGGATCGTAGTTCTGAAAGCTGGAACCTTTAACAACAATACCCATAGCTGAATCTGTTTTATATAAAGCCAACTTACGAGTTTTACTGTTAAATACCCATACTTGTTGCGCGCCAATGATCTCTGCAGGATCGACAGAAGTAATACCTAGATCTGTGTCTTCTTTTTTATACTTAAGATTCTTAACTTGAACACTCGCCGGCTTAGCCTTAATCATTCGAGGTTTACGATTTGCTTTCTTAAACTCTGAATATTTATCACAGTCTTCAATAAATTGTGCTAGCATTTTAACAATGCTTTTTATTTCTCTCTTTGTGATATTAGAATAACCTTCTACCAATTGAGAATCTTTACCTTCGTAAACTGAAATATACTCACGAAGTTTATTCTTACACCATTCTTTAATATCATTCACATACGGCTTTGGAATCTGATTCGCTTGCATATTTTTATACAACGAAAAATCTTCCTTGTTTTTAACTACAGAATCGAATGAGCCTTCCAATTCACCTAGATACTCAGAGATCTTTTCCTTCATTGCATCTTGAATCGAAGGCTTCGGTGTAGATACAACAACCTTTTGCTGCACCGGTTCTGGAATATAAATTGTGGAATCTAAAGTTTCTTTTAGGTATCCTGTAAGTTTAGTCAAATGCTTATCTGAAATTTTACCATTACGCATAATGATACGAGAAATCCAACCATATGTATTTACAATATTAACATCTTTAACTTGGTCAAATGTTTTCAACTCACTTGGCATTTTAACTTTAACATATTCTCGCATATACTTGCGAGCATCTGCTTTTGCTTTCTCAGCAGAATACCAATTCATGATTCTCATCAATTGAACATTATACGTATTTTCTTCAGGAGATAATACAGAAATGCTAGGTTCCGCATCAAGTGATACTCGTGCCATTATTTTTCCTTAATTACTAATTTTTTAAATTTGCGATGATCTTTGGTATTGAGCAAAGGATTTGGAATAAACTTACGTTTATTTTCAAGCAATTTGTTTGTCTTAAATGTCGAAGTGGATTTCTTTAATGGAGTCATATCTAACAGCACGCCAGGCACCTTTATCCAAATCCCATACTGCAAGTACTTCTGTATTTTCTTTTCGTTTAATTTCTTTTTCTTCTGTTACTGGCAAATAGCCTGCACCTAAGGTGCAACGCATATCACGTAGTGTCTCATCTTTTTTAATGAATTTAATTTTCATCTCACCCATTGCAAGATGACTCTTAATCCAATTTTTAAAAATATCACGTTCTCTGTCTGAAGCAGACGTGTACCATTGGCCTGTATATTTTGTAGTATCCATCATAATGTTCCTGTTCATGCTATATTATAACATCTTTTAGTAACCCTGTCAACCGTAAGGGTATTATACTGTAGCAACATATCGATATTGATTAATAACATTAATTTCTTCTGCAATCAGTTTATCTTTGATTTTACCGAATTCTTGTTCCATATAATACCTGGCCATTTTAGCAGTACATTGATCCATTAAACTGGATGTTTCACCTTCTAACCAAAAACGAACAGGAGATTTTCCCCAGGTATTATGTTTTAATGCTGTATGGAAAATTTCACGGTGTTTTTTATCGGTTGGATTAAATGTTACCCATGGACGAGAATATTGTTCAACTTTACTCATAATATAACTCCTTAAACTTCAAAAATAATATTGGGATCAAAATCATCAGCTCTTTGCTCATAATTAACATATCCCCTCGGATTACAAACTACTCTAGTACTACCCACAAGATAATCGAAAGTATCATGTGTGTGCCCGTGTGTCCACATTTTAATTTGTGGATAATCTAAAATGAATTCAGATAGGTCAGATGAATATGCACCATTCATAAGATAATCATCTTTATATCTTGGTTTTGTAGATAACTTGCTAGGTGCATGGTGTCCAACAACTACAAACTTTTGATTGGGTTTACCTTCAACAATTGTTCTAATATATTCCAACATTGCTTTATGGTCAACCACTACATCGTCAGGTCTTAATGTTTTAATAACCTTATATGGTTTACCCCGAGTATCAATTTCACCGTTAGCGACTTTTATAAAGTCGTTCATCATACCACTAATACTAATCATGGTAGAGGGATCTTCTTTATTCATATCAGTCCACAATGTCCCACCAATAAATGTGACATCATCAATAGTAACAGTCTCTTTATCGAGAATATGTAGATTATCTAAATGCCCTAAGTATTCTTTTAGGTTCGGGATTGTTCGTTGAAAGTCTCCATTATAATGTTCATGGTTACCAACAATGTAAATCACATCGTTATATTCTTTAGAACACATATTGAAGAAGTCATGGATTGCCGTAGACTTTTTATTATTGTCATCTTTATGTGCTAGTTGAGCAGCAACACATATATCTCCAGACAGAATAAGAAGATCTGCCTCTTTGGTATTTTTAATTTCAATCGGTCCGAATTCTAAATGAATATCGGACGCTATGTTAATCCTCATCACCTACACCTTTAATTTTTTCCGCAACAATTCGGTGTTCTACATCTTTACCAAATGACATATTTTCATGGTACAACTTAATCAGTCCTTTTCGGTAAAGGTTCTCCATTGTAACCATTATCATAAATTGACTAATTTTTCTTGTTAGGTCATCATCATTTTCGGAAATTAAACCTTCTGCACGAGAGAGCATTTCGGTCATGAGAACAAAGTCTGCCATACGTTCATCAGTTACTTCATCGTCTTCGTCAAACCCCATATGTTGTTCAACGATATCACTAAGAATTGCTAAATCACTTTTGGAAATATTCATTAGAAAATCTCCAACCGTCATATATGGATTGGCTTTCAAATCTGCAGCAAGAATACGTGTCATAGATAAACATTCTTTGCTGGCAATTACATTGTCGTAATTAATATCAAAGTCTGTATATTGCTCGTCGTCTTCTTCCATCATTTTTTACTTTCTTTCTCAAGTTGTTCGATTGCTTTTTCCAATTTAGGAATTAGGTGGTTATAGTTATCTGGACTTAGTAGTCTGGACACCCATTTCTTACGTACTAAAATTCTATCTTTAGTGAGTGCGAAATGGATTTCTTCTAACAATTCTTTTGTAGATTGTTTATCTTCCATGTTACTATTATAACATCTTTTTATTTAAATTGTACTGAGGTTATCCAATTTTTTTGGTTTATTTTCAGCAATCCATTCATCTTCACCGGCAAATCTGGGAGATTTGGATAACCAATATTGACATTCCCATAAAGTTTGCATGATTTGTTGTTTGTAATGGAAAGCAGTGTATCCATCATTATACGGAGACGTCATTTCGTGACCGTATTTCTCAATATCATAGGTTGTACTCATAATTCAATTTCCTTGTCATGTTGATATAATTTTTGTTCTTGGAATGTTAGCTCACCAAATGTTTTTCTGGGGTTTGCGCACATTACACAATTTGGGTTACCGCATGCCATTGCGTGATGCTTATTAAATTTGTGCGGTTCTTTAACCGGAATTCCAAATGTTTTAGCAATGACTTCTTGCTTATGTATTTTGGTCTGTTTTTGATAAATTCTTTTAGAATGATTAAAACGATCTTCTTCTTTTGACATTATAAATCTCCCAGTATATTTTTATATATTAACCTTTGGCCCTACAATTTTAATTTCCCAATCTAAGATCATATTCTGCTGAAAACGGTGCATTTTGTACGACAAATAAAGGCATGTCATCAATCCACACATCTATATGTATTCCTAGTTTATAACAAGTTTCTTTCTTTGCCCGTCTGCTAGTGAAAATAATGTCTTTGACCAAGTGACTTAGGTCTCTTCGTACATCGTCACCTTCTGCATGAGATCGCATGGTGACGCAATAAACAGTATGTCCGGATGCAATTGCAAATTGAATAAAAGCATTCCAAAGATACTTGTCTCTGGTATATGTGTCGTCGTAATCAAGTGAGATATTCATGATGGTATCATCTTTGGTATAAAAGGAACATTTCGAGGGCCGTGTAATTCTTTGAGTTTCTGATGTGCTTCAAGTACATCTTTGGCATAGACGCGAACTGCTTGCCCTGAAGTAGTTGTAGTTTCAAAACACTTAAGTCTATTGTGCATTTGCATGGTTTGATTGGTCATCAGTAGTTTACCGCAACATAAAATTTAAAAAACCAGATCGTAACCCAGTCACCGTCGTAATAACTATGTTTAAAGCCAAAACGATATCTATCAGAATGATTGTCAAATCCCCATTCCCATTTACCATATCGAACAGCATAATACATATGTCTAAAGATACTCATAAGTTCCCCTATTTCCCGGTTTTCTCAACGGCCGAAATCCTATTGCTTACCCTGCCAAGCAGGATCATCATATTGATCTAGAGCTCCGAGATTCCGATCCGCAACAAAGCTATCTCTAATATAAGCTACATCATCAAATATCTTCATTTCACCAAAACACGCAATATTCCATTTAGTTTCACCGGCTTCCAAAGAAGTTTCGGTACAGACCGGAACACGTATATCGATATTCTCGACCAGATTCTCCGTGCCGTTTTCAAACACTCGCCATACTAATTTTGAGCCGTTGTGTTTCGTATTAAAGCGTATCAGATAGTTGTTCATTATTTTACTCCGTACTTTTGTCGAATCTTCAAAGCAACGATGTTCGCCGGATACATAGGTTCCAGGGACAGCATATCGTCGCATACATCGTCGACAATCATTTCAGCAAATCTCTCGGGATCGATTAGTAGAACAGATTGCATCTGCCCGTCGACCAAGATGGTCTTATACGCTTTCGATAGTTCGGCGTATTGTTTAATTTTTTCATTCATTCGTTAACTCCAAAATGTTCTAATAGTAATTGCTCGATATCTACAAAATCGCCGCATCCATTATCTATAGCAATCTCGACACATTCTTTAACGATTAATTCACCGAATTTCTCAATAGCTTTACGATCGTAGTCATCAAGCTGATCCCAACAACCAGAAGCAGTTAGACCCGACCGATACATCAAATCTTCAAATTTAGTATCCATATAATTTCCGGCGGTAGTAAATTTTAAATCGTTCATCAATTACTCCAGTAAGGTACGTCCATCGATTTCCCAGTATCGCTCTACACCCTTACGGGCCCAATCGGAATCAATAAACTGACCAAGTTGTTTTTCCATATTATTATCCAAGTATATACGACCACCCCAGATACCAGTAGAAGTCCCGATTTTATAGACGGCACCAATAATCCTACCATCATCACTATCGAAGTATACCCATTGCGAGAATTCCTTCTCCATCCATTGTTTCTTTTGTTTACGATTGTTGAGCATAAACTCAACCTCTCGTTTTACATCATCTTCATTCATCATTGTCCCCTTGCTCGGATAGCTGTAGCAGTAAAAGGTGCTTTGGTGTTTTCAGCCAACTTTGCACACGCCTCACGCTCATGCTGTGCTACTAGCTTGGCAAAGGCTTCAAGTTTGTCCAAGTATGTGATTTCACCTGTACGCCAATAGAAAGGCATTTGCGTCTGTTTAGCCATCTCAATGATTTCATCTTGTGTCATGCCTGGCCTCTTGCTTTGATGGCGTCAACGCAACGCTCATGTTGAAACTTATAGATATCACCAATCTTATTGGCATTGATCGAGTAACCTTCGGGGTACCAAACATATTGATGTACTTTTGCTTGTTCAACGGCTCGTAGGCATGCCGCGCGTTCCTCTAGAATAGCCAGTCTAATGAAATCTACTAATTCAATCTCATCCGCTTGTTTGGCCTTATCGCGGATTTGTTCGATCTGATCGTCAGTTAAAGGCCCATCATCTGGTTCATAATTTTTCATATCATCTCCACGCATTAACTAAACCGATTACACAAGTAACGATTGCTACAATATTTACCACCATCTGTGGTTTATTTAACACACGTATAGTCCATGTTAAAAATGCCACAATACCAAGGGTAAACGCCACAATGTTATAGGGATAAGCACGGGGTCCAATGGCATTGCAAATATGTCCAATAATAATGAATACTGCACCTATCCACTGAATGATATCGTTAAATTTCATGTGTTCTTTTCCTTGAGTTTCCTGGCATCACAAGCGGGGCAACCATCTGTGCAGTATTTGCACTCCCCATCTTGCTCTGTCTGTGCCAAGGCTTCTTTAATGGCGGTGATGGCATTTTCTGGTATTTGTTTGTCAACATAACGTTCCGCTGTCACATTCATGTATTCCAACGCCTCCAATGCAAGGCGTAATGCTTTGTCTTTATTCATCGTATAGTATCCCACTCACTGGTTACTTGTGAAGCAATAATTAAAAAAGTATTGAAATTGATATCCCAATGTCGGTATATCTTTTTGGCAGTCATTACAGCTTGTAATCTTTGTGTAAGTTCAGTAACGGGTTCATTTACATCTACACTGAAAGGAATCTCCCACGTCTGCGCAGTCTCATGCTGTAAGGTATTAGCGTTATAGCGTTTTACCGATTCTTTCAGAGTCTTCTTAGTGAAGTATACTTTGTTGAGAGAAAGGTAAGGCACCGCAGGTATGGTGCTACCGTCTAACACACTGGGCCAGGAAGCGGTCGCTGTTTGTCTGATAGCGGGAAAGGTGGGGGCAGGACCAAATGCGGAGTTTAGAGGGGATTGAACGAATGTCTTCATAGCAGTGTTTTTAGACGGAGTTTTTAGCAGGGGTTTTTGGGGCAAATTTTTTCTGGGAAATTTTTTTAGAGAGAGAATTTTGAGAATAGAGTTAACACGAATATAAGGTGGCGGTTGTTTAACCCCTGATCTAGCAACGGGTACCCCTATCTATAATTTAGGGTACCCCTTGTTCTCAGGCGCCGTAGTATTCGCCGTACGCTTCGATCAGATCATTCTGCATCTGTTCGGTCTCGATGTCGTGAGCTAGAACCGCCACGGCCTCTTTGGGGAGACCCGTGATCTTAGCGATCGATTCGTTGCTAAGTCCCATTGCTACGCACTCTACGAGCTCTGCGTATAGATCTTTCATATGACTCATGCTGTTTCCTTTTGATCCATCATTTCAAATAACACAAATTTCGCGATGTTTAACTGCTGGCGAATAAGTTCCTTTGTGGCCTTGCTGTTTATATCCGCCGCATGCTGATATGCTGTAAGCTCTTGCACATCTGACAGAATGCCAGCAACCACCATCTCTAAGCCCGTCATGCGACCGATAGCCATGTACTGCTCTCGGATCTGGTCTGTGGTCATGCCGTACATTGCGATCTCGCGCTTGTAGGTTTCGTTGCTTGTAATCATCTCACCCATTGCTTTGTAATTGATAGTCATGTTCAAACCTTTGTCAAAATGTAGTAGAAAAACGGACCGAATGCAACTGCTACGAACAGCGCTGCTTGGGATACTTCTATCGCTAGCTCTTTTATCATCTGTGTTCCTTTGTTCATGTCTTTATTATAACACCGTTTGAATACCCTGTCAACCTGTGTGGTTAATAGGACTGATGAGAATGACCAATAGCGTACGCTATGGCATCACCGTCTGCACAGGTGTCTCCAGAAGCATCTACAGGCCGTGGGGTGAAGATGTCTGCGAAATCGTCGTAACAGTAGTATCCGGAGTGGGTTACAACCAAGCGAGCGTCTGCGGGCAATGCCGACAATGCCGCAATCATGTCTGCTACGGTAATGTGATCTGGGATCATGTGTGCTGCTGAATTGGTCATAATCTACTCCTACTGTTTGTTTCTTAATATGCCTCAATTATAGCACATTTTGGACAACCTGTCAAGCATTTTCTCAAAGACCATACGTAGGAATAGGGTATTTACCCCTACGGACGGCATCTTTTAGCATGTTTTGGGAAAAACGGCGTAAAAAAGCTAATGTTTTCACAGACTTATAACGCCGTTTTCTCACTTTCTAGCGCCAGCAACACTTAAAATACAGTGCCAGCAAACTGCTCATAGTCATAAAATGCCACGAGCTTATCATTCATGAAGTATACTGTGAGACCCCCAAGATCATCTCGTTGGTCATAAGCGCCAGCAACGAGTGCGTCGAACATTTCTTCGAGTCGTTCTTCGCTAGTAGTCTCTGCGAGTTCATTCCAATCTACAGTGTAATCTGTGTTGTTGATCAGATTCGATTCAGCTTCAGTTAACATTCTCATAATATAGACCTTTCTGTTTTGCTACATAGAGTATTATAACACCATGTAGAATTCTTGTCAATAGCTTTTTGAGGGGAATCTGGCGGTTGGATCCGCTCTGAGCTTCATGCCAGAGTTTGATTTACCTTTGGCTGAGACCGGCTTTGGGTTCTTTCTGCCCTTCAAAGTCTCTATAGAGCCACCGGCAGCTAGGAACCTTGCAACTGCATCTTCCTGCATGGTACGGGCGACTTCTTTCGGTACTGGTGCTAGTTCTCTTAGATCGTTATTCATGCTACTTTGTCCCATGCTTTTTTGCTTTCGATTGCGAACACGGCATAGGCCTCAATGGTCTTTTGAGTCTGTGCCATCGGATTTTCTTTGACAAAAGCGATGAAGTTGAAAAACTCCATTCCCAAGAATGCTGCATCTGATTCCAAATGCTTGATTGCTGTTTCTATTCTCATACTATTCCTTGTTGCTATGTCTCTATTATAGCACACTCTGATCGTTTGGACAAGCTATAACCCGTTGGTTTGCTGGGGTACTTTGTGAGGTTGACAGAACTTTTGAATGATGTTAAAATAATAGATTGCTTTAATATTATGATCAATCTGTTTAATATAAAGTATTATCTGATCTATTCCATGCTTTAATAGCTATATATAGCATTTCCAAATAGGCTCGATTATTCTCCGAGTTATCCACCGGTTATCCACTGATTATCTTCGATTATCCACTAAAAATACGCATCGTAATGTGGTTTCTACACGGTTAATCTCTATCTTTATTCCTCATTGTATCTATCATACTATTATCTGCTAATTGCTGATAATCGTTTGCGGTCGTTTCCAATGCTTTCCATCTATAATCTATTACGTGATTATTATCTAATGCTTTTACTGGTTCTGCAGTATATTCATTATATGTGTTATTCTTGCTCATTCGTATAACTTCTTTGATTGTTTCTATATCAGATCTTTCGTTATAAGTACCAGTAAAATATCCTTCTATATTCTTCATTCCTTTTAGATCTCTCGTGCTGTTTACATATAGATAAATTACGTTAATATCATCTTTATGCTTATCAAGAAATGCATAATATTCTTTCATATTACCCGCTACTACGAATTTCTTTTTAATCATTTTCGATCCGGATCAAAGATTACTAATAGACATAATAGTATTATGAATAGAATTATTGCGAAATCTGGCATTAGTCTTTTCCATACATTATTGCGATTGCTGATGCGATTAATGCCAGGATGAGATAATACAAATCGTTCGTAGCAATAGCATATAACGAAAATCCGATTGCGACGATATATGCCAGCATTATCATTTTAATCTATCCACAAGCTATGTTGTTTTTTGTAATAATTACTTTGACCATTATCTGGAGTGGGTTCTTTCAAGTACGCTTGAATTACTTTATTCGCGAACGCTTCCAGAATAACATCAGTTGATTCCGAATGATCCAAGGGATCTCGATCTAGAATTGTGACATATTCGTCGATCAGTTTATCAAGCATTTTCTTCCTCCAGCATTGAGAGATAATCATTGTACATTACGTTGAGTCGAATGGGATCTAATTCTTTCAATGCATATCCAAATGAGTATTCGATACCAGCTAGATTAACCGGCGGATAATCGTCGTTTAACATTTCTATAAAGTCTTGTTCTGACATATTATGGTCTGCTTTCATAAAATAGATATTCCCAAACTCGTTCGCGAACTACGGTATCTGTCGCTTCTTCGTGTCCCAGATCATTAGCCAATTGCTCTAATAATCCTTTTACCTGATTCCAGGTTAGATTTGCTCTTAAAGCTAAATCGACAATGCGATATACTTCGTAATCACCTTCTTCGGTGAACATTCCAAATTCTGGTACAACAATATTATTAGCCATAATGTTCCATTTCGTCTAAAAGATAAACACGTTTAACAAGCGAACTGATGCTTGATGCTGGGTGCCAGTAATGAGGCATATCTTCTACTGTTGCGTTATATATCTCAAATGCTGTTGGTCTTGTAATAACGGTGCCGTGTGCTCCGAATACGTGTGCCATAGAATCCCAGCGTACGTGTGCTCTTGCAATCGCGTCTTGAGGTCCACCGGTGCCAGTATATACGCAGATATCAGACCGCTCTCTGGAGATAAAATAAGTTTCAGAGCCATCTTCCCAGGTCTCTTTAACTACGTAATCTTTTCTATCATCTCTCATTTGCATTTCCTTTTTCATGCTTTAATTATAGCACATTTTGGACAATGTGTCAAGCAATAACCCTTCAGACCGCTGGGGTATTAATTTCTTAATTAGACCAGATACTCAGCTTCCTTTGTGAATATAGATAATTGATAAACGACTTCGTCATAGGCGTCTGTAATATCCTCGTCTAGGTCATCCCAATTTTCTTTTATTGATTTTAGACCAGCAATTAAATCGGTTCCTAAACCTGATTCTTTTGTATATTTAGC